CTTGCGGAGGCTGTTGATGAGCGCAGCCCCGTTGGCTGCCTTCTCGACGTAGACCCGACTGGTCTGGGGCCACTGGGCCAGCTTGAGCTGGACAGCGGACAGGGTCTCAGTGAAGCTGTACCGGGCATGCACCCGATCGATGAGGATCCACTTCGTGCCCCCAAGGCAGGCCCAGACGTGCCCGGCCACATAGTCCCCGGACGAGGCCTTCTTCTTCTGGCCGTTCTGGATCGAGCCGAACGTGAGGTCCCAGGACTGGATGACGAGAGCGCGGTCCAGCGTCTGGAAGAAGCCCCTGTCATCCTTGAAGATGACCTGATCCCACGGGATGACATCGATCTTGTCAACGTTGATGTAGCTCCCGCCAGTGACTTGGGGGTCACCTTGATAGAGTGCCTGCCACACGTAAGTTCCCACAGCGCTCTTGATGAGCAGCCAGGAGTTCTCAGAGCGGTTCTGCACTGACGGGAGCCAGTCCCCGACATGACGGCCCAGGAGATCCGCATTGCCGAACTTGTCGGGTACGGGGCCATAGACGGCTTGAGCGGGGATGTTCACGTACTCAGCGTCGAGCGCTGTCTGTACGTGGCTGATGAGATCATCCTTGTGCCACCGGGTGGCGATCACGATGATCTGGCTGAGAGCGGCCATGCGGGTCAGCACCACTGAGCTGAACCACTCGACCGTAGTTTCACGGATGAGCTCGGACTGAGCCTCCACCATGTCCTTGATGGGGTCGTCGATGACGGTGAGGTCGGACCGGAAGCCTGTCATGGCAGAACCTCGACCGGCTGCCAGGAGGCCTCCACCTTCTCGAGTCTCCCAGCGCTGAACGTTCGAGCTTCCCGCCTTGAGCGGAGTCCAGTGCTGCACCAGCCCACGGATCTGGCGAGACACCGCGTTCGCACGCGACTGGCTGTACGTAGCGTACACGACCTTGAGCCACGGGTTCCGGATGAGCTGCCATGCGATGTAGTGGACGATCCAAGTCGTCTTGCCTTCCTGCGGAGGCGTAGAGTAGGCCACACAGCCGAGAGACGTGTTCAGCGCCTCTTCGTCCATCGAGTCCGTGAGCGCCTTGGTCAGCGCAGATTCGCGGATGCCACTTGCCTTGCAGAAGGTCGTGAAGTTCTCGGAGACCTCCTCGTAGGAGAAGTCGTCCAGATCGTTCCAGGCGTCCAGGTCTGCTTCCAGCTGGGCTGTCGTCTCATGAGGCACGCTTAGCCACCTCCGCAGCGACTTCGTCGACTCCGAGGCCGGGGAACGCCTTGAGGAGTCGCGCGGTCTCTCGAGCAGTCTGCATGCGGATACGGCGAGTGTCGACCTCTTCCGTACCACCGGTCACTTCCTGCAGCAGGCGGAGGATGACGATGAGCTCCTGCTCTGCCTTGTGCAGCTCAGCGACCCACGGCGATACGCCTGAGGCCTTCTTGGTCTTGACTGTGACGAACACGTCGTCTGCGACTTCGGCCTCTGTAGTCTCCTTCGACTCCAGGAGGATACCGATGTGCTTCTGCCCTTCCCGACTCAACTCAAGCCGGAGGGCGAGGATGTCGGTGAGCTTGTTGCGAGCCAGCTTGTTCAGCTCGTCTTCGATGGAAATGCCGCTAGTGTCCGAGCTGATGCCCCATAGGGATGCGGCCTGCTGGCTGATAGCGGCTCGCTTCCCTGCTCGGACACTAGCAGCAGTACCTCCACCGTGGGACTTGCACACGGTGAGACCAGCAACGGCCTGCCTCTTGCACGGCTGACCCGCAGACGTAGTGGCAGTACAGATACCGCTACCCCGAGGGGAGACGGTACGCTGCGTGGGAGGCATGCACACAAGCATAGCCCATGCACAGCCCCCCACGCAAGTCGAATGCCAGGACTCCCCACCCAGAGAGTTCCCTTGTTGTCACATGAGACCTAGCATCCGTACAGGCCACACTCAGCGGCCCGCTGTCCCGACGAGGTCCACCCCCGTCAGGAGAGCCTTCTCCATCATGGTCTGCACGACCTGCCACTGCGCGAGCGACAGCTGAAGTTCGTGCTGGTTGATGATGTCGTACACCAGCTGCGGAGCCTGGGACTGGATCCGGCCGTAGAGGCTGAGCTCGTTCTCCTCAGCCACCGGCTCGTCGAAGCCCATGCCCTCGAACACCTGAGCGAGCGACTGCGTCTCTGCGGTCATCTCTTCCCTCATGATGGTCTGCGGGATGGGAGGCGTGTAGCCCTTCCGGCCGACAGGGTAGTCGCGGAGGCTCTCTCCGCCCTTCTTCCCCATCAGATGTGCCAGTAGTGGTTCGGCGACACCGAGTAGTAGATCGGCACGATGAAGCACGTGAAGATCCCGAGGACGACCCAGTGAAGGATCCACGAGTGTCCCTTCTGCTGGCGGACGTACTGCGCACGATCCCGTGACTGCTTCACGTTGCCCTTCCGGTGAGAGACCGTCTGGCGGTCGGTGGCTGCGTGGATGTCGGCGACCTCTCGAGCCGAGAGCGGCTGGAAGCCCTCCGGCATGTCGAGAGGCTCGAGGGTGAACGGGTTCGGGTGCCGTTGGACTGGCTCAGTCATGGTGTGGACTCCTTGAGAGAAACGGATAGTTGCAAATGGTTGGACCGCCGGGGAGGAAGCTGAAGGTCTTCGAAGCATTCGGCCGGTACCTCCCCGGCGATAACCCAAGCCTTGCACACATGGCACCCCAGCGCAAACTTTTGATCACAATCTCTCAAGCGACCTAGCGATCACAGTACAGACACCGAGCCGGTCTGCGTTGGCGTGCGCGACGAGCGCCTCCGGCGCGGAAGGAGCGTGCGACACCCTAGAGCAGCTGAGCGGAGAGTGTCGTGTTCGGTGGGGAGCGGCCTCTCCCTTCAGTTACCACCTTCCCCTGCTACGTGCCTTCGGCACTCGCAGGAGTCCGGTGATTCGAAGCTTAAACCAATTGGTAAGCCCCGGCATTCCCCGGCCAGCTTGCGCTTAGGGCAGCGCGTGTGCCAAGCTTGGTGCAGTGGCAACACGGCCACACCAGAACAAGGAGCCCACCATGACGCAGCCCACCATCAAGATCGGCCAGCGCTGGATCGACGTCGACGTGCGGAACACGGATCGCGGCAAGACCGGGAAGGCCAAGCCGAAGTACCGTGAGGTCGAGATCATCAGCCTGCCGACCCTCTCGTCGCCGGGGACCATGAAGGTCGTGAAGTCGCCGAAGCGTCCGGACGCCGTGGGCAAGCTGCGTGAGTTCACGCGCACGAAGCTCATCCAGAACTACGCGCTCATCCCCAGCCTGTGAACAGGGACCGACGCGCCATCGTCGGCGTCCTGGCTGACGTGGCTGGCGCATACACCAAGGAGCGCAGCATCCCGAACAAGGTGCTCATGGTCATCCGCGACGCGACCAAGGGTCTGGCGGAGACCGAGGCACGCAGCATCAAGAAGATGGAGGGGTTCAAGGACACCGAGAACACCGCACGCAACTACCAGAACGCCGTGGCCTGTCACGAGGACCTGCTCGCGGCCCAGGAAGCCCTCGAGGAAGGTGAGCTCGCCGACGCGCTGCCCTACCTTCAGCGTGTGGCCGACCCCGAAGCTGCGGCGCGAGCCGTGGCACCGAAGCCTGTCAAGAAGACGACCTCCAGGAGGAAGTAGATGTTCGTCAAGAAGTGCGACGACGTGAACAGCCACGAACCCCACAACCACACGGTCCAGTGGGAGAAGAAGAAGCTCCCGTACCTGCTCCACCCGGAGAAGTACCCGGACACGTGGACCGCTCAGTACCGGTGCCCCGGATACGCGGTCGTGGCGTGGACGGTCGACTACCTCCACGAGGACTGCACGCCGTGCGAGGCATGCGCCGACATGGCGGTCAACTCCGCGCTGGAGCAGGGTGCCGAGTCCCAGGTGTGGCGTGAGATCGGGCCGGACGAGGCGATCGCGCACATGGCGGAGGTGACACGGGTATGAGGGCACGAGTTCAGCGCGCGCTGGCAGTCTACGCAGCGCACCGATGGAACGCCACGTCGCGGCTGTGCGCGTGTGGAGAGTTCTTCGAGGCCACACTCGCAGGGCACGCGGCCCACAAGGAGCACCGGATGCTCGAGGTCCTGCAGGCTGCGGACGCCGTGCCGGAGGACGAGTTCTGCTCCGAGTGTGCGGGTCCGTACGAAGAGCACATGGACCAGTACGGTGGACACTGGGACACGTGCCCTAACAGGGCTAAGGCAATCCTCCCGGAGGAATAATTTCGAAGAAAGGTTTGGTGAAATCTAGAGCCGTCAGGTAAACTAGAACTCAACAAGGCAACCACCACCCAAGGAGCACAACATGGCCACCATCCTCACCCTCCCGATCGACGACAACCGGGGCTACTCCGCCGAGGCCGTCGCCGAGGAGACCCGCACTCAGGTCACCCTCCAGGAGCTCCTCGAAGCCATCCAGGACGCCATCCGCGAGCACGGTGAGGACGCAGTCGTGGTCCTCGACAACGGCCAGCGCTATGGTGCCCAGTTCGGCGTCATCCGCGACGCCAGCAGCGGCCATGAGTGGTTCCAGCCCTCCGACGCCGACGACGAGTTCTAGGAAAGGCGAGTTCAGCTGAACTTGAGTTTGGGACTTGCGCTCAACCTCAAGTTCGGCTAAGCTTGAACTTACCACCACCCACCACCACCTGACAGGAGTCCACCAAATGTCTGAGAAGAAGATCGACCTCATCGCCCAGCTGCTCGC